TCATATGGCAAATAAATAGCTTTTTTTACTGTAAGATGTTAAGCTAATGTTAAATAATTAGAATTTTCTTGGATTTGTAAATTATTTTATTATAACTTTGTAGCATTAACCAAATTATAGAAATAATGGCAAAGGAATTTACATTTCAACCCTTCGGAGCGTGGATAGTTGTACCACGTCCAGACTCAAAAACTACAGAGTCAGGAATCATCTTAGATGATGCAACTGCAAAAGCATTACAAACAAACATAGTAGAAGTATTGGCGGTAGGGCCGCAAGTTAACCAGTGTAAAGCTGGTGACAAGATTATGGTAGACCCAAATACAGAGGCTATGCTTATTCATATTGATGAAGTGCAGTACTTATTTGTTAGTGAATTTCAAGTACTAGGTAAGTTTTAATGAAGATCCCTGGTACAGTTACTATAAATCTAGACGATTACTTAGAATTAGTAGAACATACTAAGAAGGTTAGTAATCTAAAAACTAATACATCTAGAGCTGCAAAAGAAATGTCTGTATTTTTATCATTTCTATGTAGTAGAGAGGATATAGCAACTTACATAGAAGAATTTAACAGGCAAGCTACAACTTCTAAGATAATACTAGAAGGATCAAGGGCTACTATAGAATTTATAGATGATAAGAACGAAATTTCAGACGAATAGTTGGGAAGAGCTATTTGCATTATACGATGAATTTGAAACAAAATTAGATATGTGGACAGAAGATAATATAAATTGTACATACGACATACAAGTTCTAATAGGAGATCATGAATACACATTAATTGTAACAGTAACTGATGAGACAGACGAAGAGACCGAATAAGAAAAGAATATATATAGATGGTGGAACATTAAAAGTTGACTACCGTGTATATGAGCTCTTACGAGAGCAAACTCTAAAAATTCAACAATATGAAGCTATCATGGCTGCATATCTAAAAGAAAAAGGAGAACAAGAACCAAATGGAACAGAAAATAACGATTAACGTAAACTCTACACACAAGTACTTACAACTTTGGAATGGGATATTTAATCTTACTTCCACAGAGCTAAGAGTGTTATCTGCATTAGTAGATACAGCTATTACATTGGAAGAAGAAAACATTTGTGCAGTAAAAGTAAAGAAGCAGGCAGCTCGATTAGTAGGGCAGGCAGACTTTAATACTTTGAATAACTATGTAAAGAAGATTAAAGACAAAGGAGCTTTAAGAATAAATAATAGAAAGTATACCTTAAACAGATTGTTAGATTTAAGTACTAAGAAAGTAGAAGTAAATATTAACTGGAATGAGTAAAAAGAAACTACCTAGCATATGGGACATGACTAAAAGTTTTAGTAAAGATCTTGCTAAGTATGTGGCTGAGGGCGCACCCAATGTATCAAATCAAGATTATATAGAAAGATTATCTGATTGCAATAGTTGTGAGCATATAATAAGAGATAAAATGAGATGTGGTAAGTGTGGATGCCTGATAGAACATAAAGCAAAATGGAAAACTACTACATGTCCAATAAATAAATGGAAACCGCAAGATGGCAAAATCCAAAAAGGAGATAATACAGATACTAGCGACAAAGCATAATTTACCTTTAGAAAGAGTAGAAGCAATGGTTACAAGTCAGTTTAAATATGTTGCAAAGATAATGGCAGATGGGTCTTTTGATGCAGTACGATTACCTTATTTTGGTAAGTTTCACTCAAAACCATCTAGAAGAAAAAATATAAATAAGAATGGAGTTACTAGAGATAGTTGATAACGTAGCAGTACCCTCTCCTTACACACTAACTATTGTAGAGTTTAAGGATTTGGACACAAAGGAGCTTGCATACATATTTTTTATGCATGATCATAGATCTCCTTATGCTGTGTATGATATATCTCAAAGACATGACGAAGTTGTACTAGGATTATACGGTAAAACAAAATGGAAAGCTAGTAATAAAGTTCTTGCAGCGTGTGATAAATATAGAGAGCTAAAAGAAACTTCTGCAGTTAAGTTGCTTAAGTCTGCTAGGTCATCTGTAGTTAAACTAGAAAAGTATTTTGAGTCGGTGGATTTAACACTAATGGATGATAACGGCAGACCAATCTTCCATGCAAAAGACTTAGTTGCTAACCTTTCTAAGATGGGAGATGTGGTAGATGGGCTCTCAAAACTAGAGGAACAGGTTAGAAAACAAGAACAAATTAACACAAATACACGCGGAGGAGTTGTAGTTAACAAATATAGTTCGTAAATTAGGCACCATGGATTTTTTAGAAGATTTAGAAGATTACAATAGTGCAATGGACAATGCGTATAATCTTGTTACTAAAAGAATAACGCTCGATGATATATTTGAAGCAGCAGAAAGTGAAGGAGAACTTGTAAATTTCTACTTACCTTTTGATCCTTTAGACAGTGATGGAAGAGATGAGGGTACTTTGGATTTACTCATAGAGCATTTTACAGAAACAGAAGAATACGAAAAATGTCAGGAATTAGTGAACATAAAGAACAAGTTTTTAAAGACACAAGAGGGCTAGCTCCAGCAGCTAATTCGTATATAAAAAACGGTTACTATACAAACGCACTGCCCGGTACAAAACCTTATTATGAGTATTGGGATGAAGAGAGAGAAAGATGCCTGTACGGATATACTCATAATGGAGTAACTATTACAGGTAATCACTACTTTTATCTTAATTATTGCCCGATTGACAGATCTGTTGATCAGGAATTACCAGATGGTACAATTATAGCTCGAAGAGAGCGTACATTCCCAGCATTTTATGACGGAGATTGGAAATACTTTACTGCAATAGACAATTGTAGAAAAGAGAATAAACATATGACAGTATTAAAAGCTCGTCGTAAGGGATATTCTTACAAAGCTGCCGCAATGCTTGCTAGAAACTATTTTCATTTACGTAATAGTAAGAATTATGTATTTGCAGGGCAGAAAGAATATTTGATTGGGGATGGTCTACTGTCTAAAGCTTGGGATATTCTATCATTTGTAGATGATAACACTGCATGGACGCAGCCTAGACTTAGAGATAGGGAGATGCACAAACAATCTGGATATAAGAAGAATGTTAATGGAGCATTAGTAGAAATGGGTATGAAGTCCCAGATTATAGGTGTATCTCTTAAAGATGACCCGGATAAAGTAAGGGGTAAGGCGGGCGAGCTTATATTTTTTGAGGAGGCAGGATCATTTCCAGGATTATTAAAAGCATGGGAGGTTGCTATGCCAACAATGCGCCAAGGTAGTAAGACTCTAGGTACGATGGTAGCATTTGGTACAGGCGGTACAGAGGGAGCAGACTTTGCAGGTATGGAAGAGATATTTTACAATCCTGAGTCCTATGATTGCCTAGCTTTTGAGAATATATGGGATGATGGAGCATTAGGATCTGTATGTGGACACTTTGTTCCTATATATGAAAATTTAGAAGGGTTTATAGATGATGATGGTAACTCTTCTGTAGAAGAAGCTAAAGAATTTGAAGAAGGTAATAGAAATAAAAAGAAAGGTACTAATGATCCAAAAGCATATGATCAGTATATAGCTGAGCATCCTACATGTCCTGCTGAAGCTACATTACAAGTAGCAGGTAACCTGTTTGATATATCATCTTTACAAGAACAGTATAATAAAGTAAAAGCTAACAAGCTACATGCAATAGGTACAGCAGGTAAGTTATATTATGGAGAAAGTAATCATATAAAGTTTAAACCTGATGGTGATGCTAGACCTGTACAAAGGTACCCACACCGTAAAGAAGACGATTTAGAGGGAGCAGTAGTTGTATACGAAGGACCTTTTAAAAATCAACAGAATCAGACACCTCATAACATGTATGTATTATGTCATGACCCCTATGGACAGAATCAATCTGCAGATGCAAGTTCATTAGGAGCTGCGTATGTAATAAAGCGTATGAATAATATATCTAAGCCTGATGATATGATAGTAGCTAGTTATGTAGGTAGACCACACTCTCAAGACGAATATAATAGAAATCTATTTATGTTATCAGATTATTATAATGCTAAGATAGGGTTTGAGAACGATAGAGGGGCTGTAATACAATACGCAAGGCAGCATAGAAAGTTGCACAGATTACAAGAAGAGTTTGAGATGCTAGATAAAAAAGATTTACGTTCTAAAAATGTAAAGAGACAATATGGTATGCATACAACAGAAGCTCGTAAAAGACAAGGCGAGTTATACATACGAGACTGGCTAAATGCAGTTAGATCTGTAGATGAAGATGGTAAAACTACACTTAATCTACACAAGATATATGACATGGCATTACTTCAAGAGCTTATAAAGTTTAATCACAAAGGTAATTTTGACCGTGTAATGGCACTTATGATAGGGATGTATCACACGCGCGAGCTTTATAATGCAGAGGTGAAAGAAATACTAGAAGATAATTCTACTAATGATTGGTTTGAGCAGAACTATCGCTAGTGTTATATATGTAAAAGAATGTGTAAAAACTATACACATGATAAAAAATCAGATAAAAAAACTTAATTTTGCATACATATGTATTTAGGGGGAGACAAAATACCGCAGCAAAAGCTGCCTTTATCAAAGAAAAATAAGAAGTGGAGAGAAAGCTGTGTAGAAGCTTACATAGATCTTTCTAATCAAGGGGTCAACCAAAGAAAGGATGACCTTAAACGCTTATATGATTACTACAACGGTGTAATTTATGAGGATGACTATCGTTACGTTACACATCCTTACGGCAAGAGCCGTAACAATTTTCCCTCTAAAATGCGTAACTATCCTATTATCAAACCTATCATTGATCTCCTCTTGGGTGAAAAGTCTAAAAGACCTCTTAATTACACCGTTACCGTACAGAATGGAGATGCAGTTAGTCAAAAAGAGCAAGCAAAGCAAGAAGCTATCTACCAAAATGTTCAGATGCAGTTCTTACAATCTCTTAAACAAACTAACCCAGAACTATTACAACAGATAGAAACACCAGAAGATATACCTCTTCCAAAACAAATAGCAGATCAGTTTGAAAACAGTTATGTAGATAATAGAGCTATTAAGGGACAACATGCTTTAACATACATTATGCAATCTGAAGAAGTGTATGATAAACTACAAAAAGCATGGTTTCATTTCCTAGTATCAGGAGAAGTATACACTCACAGAGGTGTTAGAAACAAAGAGCCTTTTTATGATATTCTAAATCCTATTGATGTAGACTATGATAAAGATCCAGACATAGAGTTTGTAGAAGATGGAGACTGGGCTTTAGTTAGAAAATATGTACATGCATCTACAGTAATAGATTCTTTTTATGAGTCATTAACTGAAGAGCAAGTGTTAGAATTAGAGGAGCCTAGACAATCAGATCCAGAATCTTACTTGTTATACAGACAATCTCGTGCAGGATCTGATCCAAATACATACAGAAATAGACTAATAGAAGTTGTAAATGTATATTGGAAGTCAAGAAAAAGAGTAGGCTTTTTAGAATACGTAGACCCAGAGACGGGATCTATGGAAGAGATGGAGGTTGATGAAACCTTTAGATTGCCTAAAGAAATGAAAGAGCAAGGTGCTAAAGTAACTTATCTTTGGGTTAACGAGGTATGGGAAGGTACTAGAATTGATGGTAGAATGTATGTTAACATTAATCCTGTAGCCAACCAGAGATTATCTTTAGACAATGTTTCTGCATGTAAACTTCCTATAAACGGTAGAAAGTATTCTGATATAAACGCTGATAATATTTCTTTAGTATCTCTTGGTATACCTTACCAGTTGAATTACAACATTTACAAGTACAGATTAGAGTTAGCTATAGCAAGAAGTAAAGATATTATAGCTCAATTTGATATTAACCTTATTCCTAAGAAGTGGGATATGGACAAGTTTATGTATTATGTAGAAGGTACAGGTATTGCTTGGGTAGATTATAATAAAGAAGGTATACAGCTAAATCCTCAGCATCAATCTGTACTGGATATGTCTATTAAGACAATTGGTCAATATGTAACTCTATTAGAATCTATATTAAACGAATGGGAAAAATTATCTGGTGTATCTAGACAAAGACAGGGTACTATTGGGGCATATGAAGGTAAAGCTAGTTCGCAACAAGCTATCGTGCAATCATCACACATTACAGAAGATTTATTTAGAAAGTTTGGTCGACTAGAGCAGAGAGATTTACAAGCACTTGTTGATTATTCTAAAGAAGCATGGCTTACAGGTAAACAAGGAATGTTTGTTATGCCTGATGGTACTACAGACTTTTTAGATTTAGATAGCATGCAACACATGGAATCTAACTATGGCATCTTTGTATCTGACTCAGGTAAAGACATTGAAAGACTAGATCAGATGAAACAACTTGCACAAGCTATGATGCAGAATGGTTCTAAAGGATCTACAATTGCAGAAGTGTTAGAATCAGAAAGCTTTACTCAAATAAAAGGTAAATTAAAAGCTGCAGAAAAAGCACAAGAAGAATTAGAACAGGCTCAACAGCAAGCTGAACAGCAACAAGCGCAACAACAAATGCAAATGGAGCAAGCAAAAGCAGAACAAGAGCTAATTGAGAGTGAAAAAGATAGACAAAAAGATATTGAGATTGCTTTGATTGGAGCAGAGTCTAGAAAGAATCCTGAAGTAGATGCATTTAATATGCAGAAGATGATGGCAGACTTTGAGATGAGACAGAAGGAACTTAGTGTTAGAGAGCGTGAATTAGAGGCTAGAATAGCTGATGACGCAGAAAAAAGAAGCATAGACAGAGAAAAAAATAAAGATAAGTGATATATAGTAAAGACATATCCAAAAACATATGTATGTGTACCAAGACCTACATATTTAACTATTTTTGTAAAAACTAATTATATAGATTATGAACCCAGAAGAAGAAAACATTGGACTAGACGACATCTCATTTGACGATGTTATTAGTGGCGGGTCAGAAAGCACAGAGGTTGCAGAAGACTTAGCAATAGACACACCGAAAGCAACTGACGAAGAGTTAGATGCGGATGCAGACGAATTAGCAGAATCTGAAGAAGTAGAAGAAGTAGAAACAGAAGAAGAAGACTTTGAAGAGGATGAAGAGGATGACTACGAAGAAGAAGAGGAAGAAGATGAAGATCGAGAGCCTGTAGAATCTACAGTAGTCGCAGAGATCTTAGACAAATTGGGATATGAAACTGAAGAAGAGTATGATGATACTCCTGAAGGTTTGTTAGCAATGACTCAAGATATAGGAAAGCAAATGGCAGAAGATCAATTAGATCAATTGTTTGAAAACTTTCCGCTTGTAAAAAATCATTTAGAATATGTTCTAAACGGAGGAGATTCTAAAAACTTTATGCAAGCTTACGATCCTCAACTAGATTACAATCAGATAGAGTTGGTTGAAGATGATACAAGAAGTCAAAAGGGCGTATTGGCAGATTATTTTGCAACAAAAGGCCACGATAGCGAATTTATTAATGAGTTATTGACTGATTACGAAGATACTGGTAAATTATACCAGAAAGCTGAAGCTGCTAGAAGAGCATTAGGTAAAATGCAAGAACAATCTAGACAGCAATTAGTTGCTTCTCAAAAAGAAGATAAAGAGCAGCGAGAAATTCAGCAACAAGAGTTTTGGAATGGTGTGTATGAGACTATTGAAAGTAACAATGAGTTCGCAGGTATCACAGTTCCAAATAGAGAGAAGTCAAAGTTTTTTGACTATATCTCAACACCTGTGACCAAAGATGGTCGCACACAGCGAGATTTAGATCATGCTGACGCAGAGATGGAAACTAAACTTGCAATTGATTATTTGATGTACAAGGGTTTTGATTTACAAAAACTTGTAGAAAAGAAAGCTAGAACATCAAATGCAAAATCATTGAAAGATAGAATTTCTAGAAATGAAGAAAGAGTTAAAAGCGCGCGAGGACGTCAAAGACGTAAGAGTAAGCAAGTAGACTTGGATGATTTAGATCTTAACTTTTAATTAAAAATGGCAATTTTAAAATGCAACTTAACTTTATAAAAATTAGATAATTATGCCACAATTGAATGGAACGAACATTAGCGTTCAAAAGACGTTTTATAATGATTCGCAAATGACAGACATGAACAGTCTGGCAAATGCATTATTGTCTAAGCCAACTGAACTTTCTCCGATTATCACGCATCTAGCGGGTAAAGATGATAAAAGATTCCCACTATCTTTCTTAACAGAAGGAGCTGGTAATGTTCAATCAATCGACCGTTTAGAGTATGAATATCGTGTGGCTACCCACAAATTGAGAACACGTCCAGTGGCTGTGACAAATGCAGGAGCAAATTTAGGACAGGGAGGATCAACTTTCACGTTAGTATTCCCTGACAAACGATTTATATTTCCTTATGTATTAGTAAACTCAAAAGGTGAGCTAGCACGTATCATGCAAGAGCCTAAGCCTTATGTAGGCGGTTCTGGTTGGGAGTATACATTACAATTAGTAAACCCAGCAGCAGCTACAGTATTAACTTCAGGTTTTACTGCAGGTGATCTTTGGGCGCAATTGTATGCACCAGTAGGTGTTGACTTCTCTAGAGGTAACGCTTCTAACTGGCAAGCTCCAGGAAAAGTTCGTAACAAAATCACAACAGTACGTAAATCTTACCACATGTCAGGACATGCAAAAGATTTCGTTGCAGAATTCTCTTTACCTACTAAAGGTGGTGGTTCTACAAAACTTTGGATGGATTACGAAGAGTACCAACACATGCTTGACTTCAAAGAAGAGTGTGAAATGTACTACTGGTACGGACAAAAAACTTATGATGCAAACGGTAACACGTTTATGAAAGATGAGAATGGACAGCCTGTTATTGTAGGTCCTGGTTTATTCGAGCAAATCGTAAACACTGATACTTACTCAACTATGACTGAGTCTAAGTTGAAAAACATCATTGGTGATTTATTCTACCAAATGACAGACGCTAACCAGAAGCAAATTACTTTGTATACTGGTACTGGTGGCGCAAGAGAGTTTGATGAAGCTCTTAAATCACACTTTGCAGGTAACTCCTTCAAAGTAGGTGGTGAGAACAGATTCATCACAGGTAGCGGACGTAACTTAGGATTGACTGGTTACTTCACTACATACGAGCACGTAGATGGTCATGTAATCAATGTGGTAAAATTACCATTATTTGATCACGGTCCAGTTGCACAAGCTCGTGGAAAGCACCCTGTTACTGGTTACTCTTTAGAGTCTTACCGTATGGTATTTGTTGACCAGTCTAACTATGACGGACAAGCTAATCTTACAATGATCTCTAAGAAAGGTCGTGAGATGATGCGTTGGTGTGTTGCTGGCTCTGTAGTTCCTAGAGGTTTCTCTGGCTCAGATGCAAGAGCATCAGACGTTGACGGTGCGAGCGTACACATGTTGAAGACAGCGGGTATCTGCTTACGTAGATTTGATACTTCGTTGGACATTCAGTGTGTAGCTTCTTAAATTTGGCGTGCATTCGCAAGTCTATATATTGGTTTTTGGTTAAGGTCGTGGGGGGTAAAACCCCCACATCCTTACTTTAAATATTGGAGAGTTATACTTTACATCCACTAATTAACACTTTAAAAGTACTGTATTATGAGTAAAAAAGTTTATTTAAGGGCTAAGCCGATTAACAATCACTTACCTAAAGAAATTAACGCAAGCGCTGTTAGGAAACTAAGTAGCGTATATGTCAACAGACAACCACTTAAACCTTTTAGTCCAGACGACGAAAAGAAATACTTGGACGGAATGTTAGACGTAGATCCCGCTCACATGGAGTGGCCAAAACACACTAAAAAATTCTGGGCAGAATTTACTGTCGCAGTAGGCTTTGAAGGTGTAGAACTAGAAGTAGGAAAGACAGAAGATGGAAATCCTATTGATATTACTGATTATCTTAAATACCATTTTGCATTGAAACATCCACATGTAGCACTATCAGAAGAAGAAATGCTTGGGAATACCCAAAAGCGTTTTTACATTCACGACATTGCTAAAAAGGATATGAAGCGTAACAATGATATTCAAGTCAAGAAAGATGCAGATAAAGCATTTATCAAAGTATCTAATGACGAGAAGCAGATGAGAAGAGTGTTCAGACTAGTAGGTAGTATGAATCCTGATACGTTGACAAGAGAGCAAGTTGAAAACATGCTTTACGACATTAAGGAGAAATCACCTAAGCAGTTTATCAAAGTATGTGAAGATAAGCACTTAGAATTAAAAGCAGAAATTGAAACAATGGTTACTGCAGGAGTTCTAAGAAAGATAGGTAACCAAGTTATCTTTATCGACGAAGTACTAGGAGAAACTATGGATGACACAGTTATACACTTGAATGACAAAAAGAACTCAGGTAAATTAACAATTTTAAGAGCAAAACTTAAACAACTAGCATCTTAATGAATGTAACTGAAATGCATATAGCTGTACAGCAAGGAGTGGATAAGATTAATTCACTCCAAGCTGACAGTTTGCTATCCGAAGAGATAGATATTGAATTAAATAAAAATATGTACAGGTTTATCAATACCAAGTACGGTAGAAATAACATCTACAGAAAAGGTTTTGAGGAATCTCAAAAAAGAATAGATGACTTACGTACGCTCGTGCGTGAGTATGAAGCTCCAGTATCATTTAAGGAGCAATTAAAAACAAAGATATTTGTTGACACTTTCCAACTACCAGGAGATTATATGTATTTGGTAAATCAACAATCAAGACTGTGGATAGATAATTGTAGGCCTATAACCTACTCACTGGTCAATCCTCCAGCTCAATACTATTTTGTACTAAGCTTAAATAACTTTGTTACAAATAATGCAACTAATAATTCTTCTGCATTTGTAAATGGCATTGATATGGTAGCAGATGTTACAGGAGTTGATCCTACATCAGCATCAATATGGAATCCTTCAGCTACATTGCTAGCAGGAGGATGGACACCAGAAAGTTATCCTTCAAATATAGAAGCAGTTAAACAAGATATTGTAGATAATCCAGGAATAGGATTTGACATTTACTGGGAAGAGTACGAAACTCTAAATTACCCAGGAAGTTTTATAGTAGTAGTAGATATTGAATCATATCCTTGGATAAGCTATGACGGCTCATTAGGAGAAAGAACATTTGCTGTTGGAGTACCAGCTGTAGATGAGACAGCTCCAGCTCCACAAGGATTAGAGTTTATGGATACTACTTACGCAGAACGAAGAGAACCAGTTTCTTTTTCAGCTAACATAACTGAAGGAAATAGATTCTCACAACAAGACGACATATTTACGCTTTTAAGTGACCCGTTTAATACTACAAAATACACTTCTCCACTCACAACGATGAGAGGTAACTCTATAGACATATACACTAGTGATATATTTATAATAGACACTGTAAAAATAACGTACATTAGAAAGCCAGGCGAAATATCCTTATCTTTGGGGATTGACTGCGAGTTGCCAGAGCATACACATGAAGAAATTGTAGCTATGACAGTAAGCAGTATATTAGAAGCCATAAGTGATCCTAGATACAAATCTTCGATCATGGAGGTAACAAAGAATGAATAATTATTAATAGCGACATAAGGTCGCATAAATTTTACAAAAATGGCAAGACATTTGTTAATTGGAGACGGTACAGCAGTAGCATATAATGCTGCCACTGGTCTCTTAGCTGACGGATCTGTTGATATTCAAAAACTATCTTCTGATGGACCTACTTCATTAGTTGCTGGTGATACTATCGCAGACTCTGATCAAATTAGAATTGTACAAGGTGGCCCTTCAGGGATCGATGTAAACATTGTATCTCCTTGGATTTACGGTAGAGATATAGTTGCATGGGGCGGACAGTCCGGTGTTGCACAAACTGCAGAGGTAATGAGAATTACTTTAGCTACTAACGCAAGTGCTGCAGGTACACATTCTTTCAAAATTATTAATCTTACTAATGGCGCTGAGCCATTTGAGATCAAAAACTACGAGTACACTGTAGCAAGTGGTGCTACTCCAGCAACTCAAGGAGCCGCTTTAAAAGTAGCTATTGATGCAGATTTACCTTACTGGGTAAACGGAGCAGTTACTGACAATGGTAACGGTACTGTAGATATTACTGGTTTCAAAAAAGGTGAAGTAAGAGTTGATGGTCAAACTCAAGAAGAGTTAGTACACATGGACGCAGCTTTTGATAACGCAGAAGGTGGAGCAACTACTATGGCTGTTTCTTACCAAACTGCAGGATCAAGAGGATTTGGTGATGGTTTCTACGTGAAAGACATGGAAGAAGAATTAAGAGGTGTGAACTACGGTTTCTACAATAGAGTAGAATTACCTAACACTCCAGCTCAAAGTACAGTTACAAGTACTGCATATGATATGTATCACATTGTAGCTACTAAAGATGGATCTTCTCACTCTCAAATTCACGGAGTAGATAACTTAATTGAAATTTACATTGCTTTACCAGCAGGTGATGCTGATAACGTTGCGTTTGAAGCTGCTGCTAATGGTTATGCAGCTAGTGTAAACTTTGCACCAGTTAACTTATAATATTAATTTTTAAAACTTAGAAAAGATGAGTAAATTAGGAAAAGTTTATACAGCAAGCTTCAAAACTGGAGACCTTACTGACGCAGGAGATTATCCTTCAGGCGGTAGTGGTGTTTTCTTACCAGAAGGCGCATTAGTTGTAAAAGCATACATTAGCGAGCAAACTGCATTAGCTGGTGGAACAAACGTTAAAATCGTATCAGGTTCTACAGATTTAATGAGCGCTTTAGCTACAGGATCTATTGCAGATTTCAATGATGTTACTTTAACAGCTAACAAGATGACAGCTGCCGGTGAGTTAAAACTAACTACAACTGGTAATTATACAGCAGGTGCAGCTACGGTTCACGTAGTATACTTGATGGAATCAGCTGAGTAATTTCAGTATTAAACATAAGACTCACAGGGGACTAGTTTCCCCTGTAGGTCTTTTTTTATAAAATATAAACAACATGGCATTAAACGTATCCCTCACTGCTGATTGTAAAAAGGCAGTAATAACAGTAACAGGAGCAGCTGCAAATCCTCAACATTCTATAAAAATTTCACTAGGAGATTTTAACTATGAGTATAATTTTCCAGGAGGAAATACTAACACTAGAGTTGTAAACTTAGCGACTCAGTTAGCAAACTCAGCAACTGGGTATGGAGGAGTAATGACTGTAGTGCATTTAGAAGCAGGAACAGTAGTTGCTACTAGTGCAGTTTTAGTAAGCTGTGATATTCTATGTTGTTTAGCCAAAAAAATGGAAGACTTGCTTGATTGTAATTGTGAGTGCATGAAATGCTCTGATGATTTAGTATCAGCACAAAAAATATTTTTATTATTAAAAACAGCAGAAGCTGAGTTAGCTACCGCATCAGGGACATTACTTGAAAGGAATGCGGTAATAGCTAATGCGGAAAAGAAGTATAACAAGGCTGCTGAAATGTGTAGCGGCCACTGCGGATGTAACTGCTAATGGCAAAAGGACTATCGTATTTAAGTGTAAAGTGTCTTAGAGATTCGACAGGTGCAGTATATGTTGCAGCAATAGGAAGTTTAACAGATCCTGTTGTAGCACTAGCAGTAAACTCAGAGCAAGTAAAGTTCAATATGACTAGACTTAGCTCAGGACACACTCAAATTGTAGCAAGGTTAACTTCTAATCCTAAAGCTTTAAAATACACAGTAACATTTAAGTCTGGAAAAACTGAAACAAAAAATTTACCAGTTCCTACAGACAAACAAAAACTCAGTGTACCTTTTGATTCTTTAACTACTAGTTTTAGTGAAACAAAAGATATAAATAGTCAAACTTTTAGTTTTACAGATACATTGTCTTATCCAGAAGGAAAAGGGCAAAGGGAAACTGTAATATATCCAGCTTCTACGTCTGAAAAATTAGATACTAGTAGTAAGATAGATTTTTATTATGTATCTGATGGTACTCTTGCATACGTAGCATCAAATGATTTACAAAATCAATTTTTAAATAATTTAAAATACACACCTTCAGGTACTACATCAGACTCTGTAGGAAAGTTTGAAGGAGGAACTAAAAACAAATCTTTAGCAATTACTACCTCTTCTGTTACAGATACTAACGTTCTTGGAATAGAAGGCCCTGTAGTATTTGGTGAGGTAGTTGCATTTATCTTACCAGATATAATACCTCCAGGAGGAGTTACACCTTTAAAAATATGTACAAGCCCTACTGCAGTAAATTATTGGCTAAGATCTTGTGTAGATGAAACATTACCCTGTGTTGATAACGGACTAGCATTTCCACAGGATTGCTCTAATGTTGCTCTTACTCCTGCAATAATAAATGAATATTCTGATAATTATATAGATGGAGGATGTTGCGATGAATGTGACAATGATCTTGTCTATACTTTTACTGATATTGGAGATGCAGCACAGGATACTGCAAATGGATCAATAACAGTTACCGTTACAAGTTTAAGCGGGGCAGCTACAGGACTTATATCTTATGCCCTATTTGGAACTCCAGATAATCCTGATTTAAGTTTTAGTACAGTGTCGGTAAATTTAGCTGATCAGGCTCTTCCATATACTATTACTTATACTAATCTATTTCCAGGAGTGTATTCATTGAAGGTAGACGGTGAAGGGCTTTGCGCTGACAGTTATAACTTTACTATTCCTGAAAAAGAAGATATTATTCCAGATACTACTTATGCTTGTACTGATGCTACTGCAATAAACTATGACTCAGGAGCAGGATTAACAAATGTAGACGAGCTTTGTGTATTCTGTGATGCAGTTACAGGTAAATTTGTAGCAGGAGGAGAAAACGGCTTTACTGCACCATTTCCAGATGTTTTATCTTATATAGATCCTACTATTGCTACTAGTTCTCCAACAGGAACTAGTCTTACAGATGGTATTATAAATTTTGCAGGAGAAGCAGCAGAATGGAATCTTTGGAATAACGATGGTGTGGGTGTATGGAATTTAGGAGAAGATGGATTCTTTCAGTTTGTCCTATCAAATAATCTTAATAGCACTGAGGCTTTACCTTTTGTACATAAGTTATATAAACTTAATATTACTGATGAGGAGTATATAGATTTAGTTCTTGCGGCATTCTTAAATGGTACTAGTACAAAAGATATTGTAGTAAATAATTCTACTTTAATAGCAACTCAAACAGGTAATGGTAATCAATCTCATTCATTTACAGATCTAGCAGCAGGAAGATATGTAGTTATTACGCAATATAACAATGACGGCACTTTAGATGGAGATGATGAAATTGAACAATGTTACAATATTCTCGGCCTAACAGGCTCTATAAATGTTGGACAATCAGGATGTACTGACCCTAATGCGCTTAATTATAATTCTGATGCTACTATAGATGATGGTTCATGTAACTATCCAGAACCTGAAGAGCCAGCTGAAGGATGTGGAGTTATAAATTTAGGAATTAAATTAGAATGCGGTGAAGATTACTACGGCAATAAACAAGTAAATCTTGTAGGAATAAGCCCTATTGAAACTAATCCTAATCTTGCAGAAGTTTTAAATGCTGGACAATTTACTTACACTCAGGGCCCTCTTATAGGAGAGGTATTTCCATTTTATGTTTATAATGCTGACATTCAAAATAATCCAGGTTTTCCTCAAACGTTACTAAGCGAGTATTTCTATTCTGAAGTTTTTTGCCACGATCAAACTAACAATACTCAGCTTCATTTAGATAATTGGCAATTTAATGAGGGGTGGGGTCCTAATTATATGTACGGACCATTACAAGTACATTATATGTATCAACCTTATTTTGGGGATAATGCTAACTTTATTAACTTTTCATTCTATGGAGGAGCTAACGCAACATATACTTTATTTGATAGTAATGGAAATCCACCTTCTCTGAATCAGGCAGGAGTACTTAATAATCATCCTATTGTTAATCTTACAATTAATTATGCAGATGGAACTAGTGAAACTATAGAGCAGCCTCTTGGTAGATGGTTTGGGGGGACTGAAGGTTTTCCTGGAAATGGTTCTGTTTTAAAATATATATATGCAAATTGTAATAGTACCTTTAATACTAATTCTACTGCAGAGCCTATATC